CAAAACCTTATTAAAGAAATATTCTGTTGCTGGAATTGTTTGCGAAATCCAAGATTTGAAATATTTGTATATTGAAGCACATGTTAATGCATATTATAATCCTAATTTGGCAGCAACTGCAGATTCTGTAAAAACTGTGGTAACAAATAATATTACTAAGTATTCTGATTCCTCAGAACTGAATAAATATGGAGCAAGATTCAAATATAGCAGATTTCAAACAATTGTAGACAATAGTAATGAATCCATAACTTCTAATATCAGTAAAATTGAAATTAGGAGAGATATGAAGCCTGCATTGAATCAAAGAGCAGAATATGAGTTATGTTTTGGTAATAAATTCTATATAAAGAGAATGAGTGGTTATAATATTAGATCATCTGGATTTAACATATTTGGAATAGCAGATACTGTCTATTTAAGTGATATTCCTACTGATAATGTAGTTGGTAATTTATTCTTATTTAAATTGGATGGAAAAGCCTCATCAACTATAGTAAGCAGTAATGTAGGAACTATTGATTATGAAAAAGGTGAAATTTTAATCAAACCAATTAATATTACAGGAACATCTAAAAAGATTCAAGATATACCAATTATTGAGGTATCAGCATGTCCTCAATCTAATGATGTCATTGGATTGCAAGATTTATATCTACAATTAGATATTAGTAACACTACTGTAGATATGGTTCCTGATAGCATTGATTCTGGTGAGAGCACTGCAGGAACTACATTCACAGCAACTTCAAGTTATGTTAAAGGAGAGTTAGCCAGACTAACTGAGTCTGAATCTGCAAATACTACCTTGACTTCCTCAGATACATATAGAGTAGGGTCCAGTAGTGTATTCACTCCTCTACAAACTTCAGCATCCTCTTCTTCATCTTCATATTAATAGTTTAATATAAAATGCCAGAAAATACAAGAGTAAAAATTAGTTCAGTTGTCAAGAATCAACTCCCTGATTTTATAAAGGATGATTTTCCACTTGCTGGAGATTTTTTAGCACAATATTATACTTCTTTAGAAGGTCAAGGTTCTACCTTGGATGTTTTGCAGAATATTGACAAATATGTCAAAGTTGATGAACTAACAGATCTAATAGACTCTACATCTTTATCTTCTAATGTAGGAATCGCTGATAATACCATATCTGTAGACTCTACTACAGGATTTCCTAAGTCTTATGGATTACTTGAGATAGATTCTGAAATTATTACATATACTGGTATCACCACTAATAGTTTTACTGGTTGTTCAAGAGGATTTAGTGGAATTACATCTTATAGAAATCCTAGCAGTCAAGATGAGTTAATTTTTACTAATTCTGGCATTTCTACACATTCTAGTGGAACAGTTGTTAATAATTTAAGTATTATATTTTTACAAGAATTTTTTACTAAGGTAAAAAAACAAGTAAATCCTGGATTTGAAGAAAGAACATTATCTTCTAATGTTAATGAAAGATTATTCACAAAACAAGTAAAAGATTTTTATTCTTCCAAAGGAACTGATCAATCTTTTGAAATTTTGTTTAGAGCTTTGTATGGTGAGGATGTAGAAGTACTAAAACCACGTGATTTTCTCTTTATACCCTCAGAAGCAAATTATAAAATCTCAAAACAGATTGTAGTAGAGGCTATTGAAGGAGATCCAGAAAAACTAGTCAATAGAAATTTATTTCAAGATAATGTAGATGGTTTTTCTGAAGCTACAGGTGCTATTAGTGATGTTGAAAAGATTGTAAGAGATGGAAAGGTATATTATAGAATAAGTCTTGATTTTACACCAAATTCTACCAATGTAACTGGTAATTTTTCAATTCATCCAAATACCAAAGTAGTTGAATCTATTTCAATTGGTTCTACAGTATTAACTGTAGATTCCACTGTTGGATTTGGAACCACTGGTAGTTTAGTAGCTAATTTTGCAGATGGAACTTCTAATATCATAAATTACAAGTCAAAATCTTTAAATCAATTTTTTGATTGTTCTGGTGTAGATAAAAATCTTTCTTCTGCTCAAGATATTATAATAAACACATCTGCTTATGGATTTGCTGGCATAGGAACTGCAGATAGGGTTACAGTCAGGATAACTGGGGTTCTTTCCAATTTAGATGTTTCTTTTGAAGATAATAAGTACAGTGAAATTGGAGATGTTATAGAACCTAAAGGTTTGGGTTCTAATACTGAAAATAAAATAATTAAAAGTTTATTTTCCAATATTTCTACTAGTTACAAAGTAGAATCTATTGAGTTGATTGACGCATCTAACTTTACCTATAAACTTACCCTTTTTGATACTCATACTTTTGTTATTGGAGATAATGCTCTTATTAATGACATTGAGTGCTCTATAATTTCTTTAGTAAGTTCAAAAGAAGTATTAATTAAAGGTGCTGGTGAATTATCACTTCTTACAAAATATACAATTAAAAAATTAATATCTAAGGCAAATTTAAGCAATTATCCTTCAACTAGCATTTTTACTGCTAATATTCAAAATACTTACTTAGATGATAAAGATTGCACTTATATTACATCTCCATCTATACCAAATTATTTTAATGATGCTCTAGACATCAGAGAAACAGATATTTTATTTTCTGGATCTTTTGATAACAGCGATACAATTAATATACCCAATCATGGTCTTCTCACTGGAGAAAGAGTAACTTACGTTGCAGGTGAAGGAGATAATAAATTAGATATTACTGAAAGTGAGTATTTTATTAAAAAAGTAGATATCAATAATATAAAAATTTCTAGAAGTAGTGCTAATATTAGTAATGATAATTTTATTTCTTTTTCTGGTAGTGTAAGTAATAATAAGTTTGAAATATCAGAATTTTCCAATAAATCAATACAATCTCAAAAATTAATAAGAAAAATACAAACACCAATTGAGTCTACATCCTCAAAATCCACTCAAAGTGGAAAAACAGGTATTTTGGTAAATGGTGTAGAAATACTAAATTATAAATCAAGCGATGTTGTTTATTATGGTCCTTTAGATGAAATATCAGTTACTAGTCCTGGTTTTGGATTTGACATATCAAATCCACCAATATTAAGTGTTACAGACACAGTTGGGACTGGATGTTCTGCTTTTTGTGAAGTTGAAGGAAGCATTGATGAAATTAAAGTTTTAGATGGTGGATTTGATTATATTACAGACCCAACTTTAAAAGTGAGTGGTGGAAATGGTTTTGGTTGTGTAGCATCTCCTAATTTAGTTTTAGTAAATCATTCTGTTGAATTTGACTCAACAGAAAGTGCTGGTTTGGTAAATCTTACTAATAATACAATAGGGTTCTCAACTTTTCATAAATTTAGAGATGGTGAACTTGTTTCATATAATACAGAGAAACAAACAGCAATATCTGGTTTAACAACCAATGCTGTTTATTTTTGTTGTGTTAAAGATTCTACCACTGTATCTTTACATAATAATTTTTCAGATGCCATAGTAGGAGTTTCATCTGTCAATCTCACTGCTTTTGGTGTTGGTATTCAAGAACTTAAATGTCAATCTAAAAAAAGAATAATTAGTTCTGTAAGTATTGGAAATAGTGGTTCTGGATATAAAAATAGATTAACTTCAATAACTGCTGCTGGAATTAATACTGCTTCCAACTTAATTAATATTAAAGGTCATGGATATAAGACTGGAGAAAAAGTTAGATATGATACTAAAGGAACACCCATAACTGGACTAACAACTTTAACTGATTATTATGTTACAGAAATAAATGGGGATTCTTTCAGATTATCTGCTGTTGGTGTAGGTTCTACAGCGTCTAATTTTTACTTGAATAATAAAGAATATATTGACCTAAAAGATGGTGGTAGTGGTTTCCATGAATTTAACTATCCTCCTATCACAGTAACAGTATCTGGACATATTGGAGTTTCTACTCTTAGTGGACAAAACTTTGATGCTTCTTTAATAGCTTCAGGTAAGGGATCTATCAAGTCAGTTTATGTAGTTGATGGTGGAGTAGGATATGGATCTTCAGATATTATCAATTATAATAGGCAACCAGAGTTTAATTTAAAAACTGGAAAGAATGCTCAATTACTTCCCATAGTGTCAGTTGAAGGAAAAATAAAAGAAGTATTAGTTCTAAGTTCTGGTTCTGAGTATAACTCTGCTCCCAAATTAGAAATTGTTGGAGAGGGTGTAGGATGTGTTATTGATCCAGTATTAAAAGGTGGTTCTATAGATTCTGTCAAAGTAGTTCATAGTGGAATTGGATACACCTCTTCATCAGCAAAAATAAAAATAACTAATAATGGAGATCAAGCTAAATTCTATTCTAATCCAAGAACTTGGACTATCAATACATTTGAAAGATTACTTCAAAATGATCAAATTACAACTGATGATGGAGTTGTAAGTAAAGGATTAAATTCTAATTATCAATTAGAATATACGCATCTATATTCACCTAGAAAATTAAGACAATCTACTTTTGTTAGAAAACCAGTTGGAGATAAAGAGGTCTTCATTCCAGATTTATCATTAGAAAATGATATTGAGAAAGATTCTGAAAATCATTCTCCAATACTTGGATGGGCATATGATGGAGCTCCTATCTATGGTCCATATGGATTTAATAATAATTCTGGAGGTCCTATAAAAATACTTGAATCTGGTTATACTGTAGCTATAACATCTCATAGACCCAACCCTCTTACAGAAAATGATCAGCAAATATATCCAAATGGATTTTTTGTAGAAGATCATCAATTCAAAACTGGCAAAGATTTAGATGAACATAATGGTAGATTTTGCAAAACTCCAGAATACCCAGAGGGAGTGTATGCATATTTTGCTACAATTAATCCAGATGTTAAGGATTCTGAAGGATCATTTAAAAATTTTAGAAGACCTCAATTCCCTTACTTTATAGGTAATTCATATAAACATCAACCCATAGAATATAATTTCTCTCTAACATCAAATCAAGATGATATAGATTTAAATAAAACAGAATTAGTTAGAAATACACGTCCTTATAATTTCTTATTTGATAATTCTAGTTATGATTTCTTAGTTAATCCTAACTCTATTAATCAGCAAAAAACATTTATTACTGATGTAAGTTCTGGATCAATAGATGATGTAGGTATTTCTACTGGAGGAAGTGGATATAGAACAACTGAATGTATTGAATTTGATAATGAGGGAACTAGTGGATTTAAAGCTAAAGCTAGAGTAAAACTAGTTGGTGGTAAAAAGATAAATCAAATTAGTGTTGCTCGCACAACTTTCTCTAATGTTGAATTTATTCCTTATGAAAATACTCATACTTATGTTGGATTTACTACAACTCCTCATAACTTACATCAACAAGAATTTGTTACTGTTAGTGGATTAAGCACAGATGGATTACGTAATAGTAATATACAAAGCATAGGTATAAGAACTGAAACATTTAAATTATTTGAAGAAGTTGCTGGAATTTCTACCACAGGTATAGTTACTTTCTTTAATATCTCTGGTAATGTAAATTCTACTTACATCAAAGAAAATGATATTTTAGGAATAGGGACTGAGAAGATAAAGGTATTGAATCTTGATGAGGAATTATCAAGAATTAGAGTTATAAGACAGCATGATTCTACTGTGGGATCTTCTCATACTGCTAACTCTCTCATAACTCAGAATCCAAGATCTTTATTCTTTATTCCACCAAATAAAAATAATAGTTCTAATTATAGAATTAATAGAGAATTATATTTTGATCCTAAAGAATCTGTATCTTTAGGAAATGTTTCTGGTGTTGGGATTGGGTCTACTTTATTTTTCTCAAATCCAGGTTCTGGTATTAGCGAAATTTTTGTTCCTACCAAATCCATTTATTTTAGAAATCATGGATTAAAGTCTGGAGATTCACTAACCTATAGAACTAATGGAGGAACTGCTTTAGGAGTTTCCACTGATGGCACAATGGAGTTTGTTCTAACTAATGAGCAAACTGTATTTGCATCTGTATTATCTAAAGATTTAATTGGTATATCAACTGCTAGAGTTGGACTTGGTTCTACTGGATCTTTTGTTGGAATCAATAGCACTAATTCTAATGTTAGCACTCTATTTTTCACTGGGATAGGAACAGGTTTATTCCATAGTTTAAAAACAAACCATGAAAATGTTTTAAGTGGTAAAGTAGAAAGATCTCTAGCAACAGTATCTACAGCTTCAACTCATGGATTAGAGGCTAATGATAGTGTATTCTTAAATGTTCTACCAGGAATTACTACTACAGTAAAAGTTGCATATAATGATTATAATAGAAGACTAGTTATTGATCCTAGAACATTCGCTGCAGGAGATGTTAATACATCTACCAATAGCATATCTATTCCTAGACATAGATATAAAAATGGACAAAAAGTAATATATACAGCATCTACAGCATCTGGTGGATTATTTGATAATGGAATTTATTATGTTTATGTTTTGGATTCAGATTCTATAAAATTATGTAATCAGTATTATCAATCTATAAAATCAAAACCAGATGTAATTAATATTACAAGTGCTTCTGCTGGCACTATATCTCCTATCAATCCCAATGTTAGGGTAGAAAGAGATCAAAAAATAAAATTTGATTTATCTGATTCTTCTTTATCATTTATTAATAATGAAGTTTCTTACAGTGCTTTTTCTTTTGATTTATATCTTGACAATAACTTAAATAGTTTATTCTTTACATCAGGAGATACTGATGATTTTAATGTTACTAAAACTGGAAATATTGGTATAGATGCTGATGCCTCTTTGACTATTAAAAATACAGGAGAAATTAAGAAAGATTTATATTATAATTTAACTCCTATAAATGATACTCTTAATACTAATGTTAAGAAAGAAATCATAAGAGATAAAGATAATATTTTTGGTTGTAATAGTTTATCTTTAACTACCAATCCTTTAAGTGGACACCAAACATTAGTTGGGGTTGGAACTACTACCTTCACATTCTCCTTACAAGTCTCTCCAGAAAAATTAAATTATGTAGAGTCTGATGGTGTGATAACTTATTCTACAGATGCTAATAATGCATATGGACCTATTGAATCAGTGCTAATCACATCCAAAGGATCTGGATATAAGAGTTTGCCTGGTATCAGCACTATTGTATCTAGTTTTGGTAATGGTGCAATTTTAAAACCAAAAAGTAATACCATAGGTAGAATATCAGATGTAAATATTGAAAATATTGGTTTTGATTATTCTGCAGATAAAACTTTAAGACCTCAATCACAACTCCCTCAGTTAATAGAAGTAGATGCTCTTGCATCCATAGTTAAAGTAGGAATTACTTCTGTAGGTAAAAATTATTTAAACTCACCTGGATTAGTAGTCTTAGATGGATTAACTAAAAAAGAAGTTCCTGACATAGCTTTAGATTATGAGTTGGGTGATACTGAAGTTACTATTTTGCAGAATAGTAAAAATTTAAATGATGTAACACCCACTATTATTCCTACTAGTAATTCAAATGGAATTACAATTAATAATCTTGATTTTAATGAAGCAACACAAGATGTAACAGTAACCATTGGTGCTAGTTTCAGTGATGCTGCAGATTATCCATTTGAGGTGGGTAAGAAAGTTATGATAGAAGGTGTAAGTGTTGGAGTAGGAAGCACTGGAAAGGGATATAATAGTGAAAATTATGAATATACTTTATTTGAAATAAAAGCAACAGATCCTAATATAGGTGGAGTTCTTGGAACTGTAAGATATGGTTTAAGTAATATTATTCCCACTGGTTCAATTCCAGGAACTTTCATATCAGCACTTTCTTCTGCTAAGATTATTCCAGAAAGTCATTTTCCTATATTTGATATTAAGTTAGAGTCTAATAAATTTGAGATAGGGGAGACATTGATTAGTGGAGATAAAAAAGGAATTTTACAATCAACAAACAAACAAACTGGAATTCTTAAAGTATCTTCTCCTCAAGTATTTAAGAAAGGAGAATCTCTAATAGGCGAATCATCAGAAACAAAAGCCACTGTTATTGATGTAGTATCTTATAACTCTCTATATGATGTAGATGCATCCTCTATAGTGAATGAGGGATGGAAAGATAATTTTGGATTCTTGAATGATAATTTACAAAGAATATTTGATAGTGACTATTATCAATATTTTTCATATTCACTTCAATCTGAAGTTCAGTTCACTAAGTGGAGAGAGGCAGTTTGTTCTTTAAATCATACTGCTGGATTTAAAAAATTTAGTGATTTGGTTATTAGATGTGAATCTGATGCTGGAATAAGCACAGTTCAAGATGAAACTAAATTTGAAGTTATTACAGATTTAGTTTCAACAATGGATCTGAATACAGTATTTGATTTTGATTTAGTAAGAGAGAAAACTTTAAGAATAGACAATAATGTTATTTCTGATGAAATAGTTTTTGATACTAGAATACTTCAGGATTATAGTGAGTCTATTGGTAATAGAGTATTGACAGTTGATGATATTAGTGGAGATTTTAATAATAATGCTAGAACAGACGCTTTTCAATCTGTTGATACTTTTACTTTAGCAAGTGTAAGATATAGAAAGTATATTACTTTCATTAGAGATAAAAGATTTACTAAGGAAAGACAAATTCTACTGGTTTCTGCTCTTCATGATGATGTTGGTAATATCTTCTTAAATCAATATGGTAGAGTTGAAACTAATACTGACCTTGGTGAGTTTGGTGGAGATTTGGGTTCCTATGATATGGACATCGCTGGTGATGATGGAAGATTGCTATTCTTCCCTAAGAAATTTAAGTTCAATAATTATGATGTATCTAATGTTGCATTTAACATCTCTGACAGTGTTGCTGGCGTAGGTTCCACTGGATTGGGTGGTATTGTCAATATTGTAAGTAGCACCACTACCATACCATTAGGAATTACCACACAGCATAGTATTGTATCCTTTGCTACCACTTACAGAGGATCTAAGATACTAGTATCATACGCTGCTAGTGATTCATCATACTTTGAACATGATGAAATAACCTTGATTCATGATGGCACAAATGTTGATCTAGTGGAATATGGACAATTAACAACATCTAATGTTGGTAGTGCATCTGGTGAACCTGGTCTTGGAACTTATAGCGCATATATTGCTGGAGGTAGAGTTAGTTTAGATCTTCATCCTACAGTTTCTACTGCAAGCACATATGTTGCTAATACTGTTCATATAGACTTTGGAAATGCATCATCTGCTGGTGTTGGCACTACATCATTGAATACTGCTGAGTTGGATTCAAGATACACTGCCATATCTGCCAGTGGTTCTCCATCTGCTACTACAGTGGCAAAGTATGAGAGTGAAACTTATAATGGTGCATATTATATTGTATGTGTAGAAGATACAACTAATAGTCATTATCAAATATCTGAAGTTATTGTGGTTGATGATGGCACTACTCCATACATCACTGAGTATGCAATTAACCAAACTGTTACCAATCTAGGTGATTTCAGTGCTGCTATTTCTGGAGACTTTACTAATTTAACATTTACTCCTATACCTAGCGCAAATGTTCAGGTTAGGGTATTCCAAGCTGCATTAAGATTGGTAAATGAACTTAGTGAAGTCACTGAGATAGATTTAACTAATGCTACTATTGATACTGGATTTGGTGCTTATACTGCTACTGAGACTGATGTTAAGAGAGCATTTGAACTTAAACATAGACAACTACCAGTCTTTAAGAGAGACTTTGTAGGAAGTGCTTCTACTACAGTTAATTTGACTGAAGATACAATTAGAATACCTGATCATTACTTTGTAACTGGAGAAAAATTAAATTACAGATATACTGGATCTGGTACTACTTCTGCTATCATAATTGAAGAGCAAGCAATAACTGGATATGGAACTACAGATAAGTTGCCAGATGAGGTTTATGCTATTAAGGTTGATGATTCTACTCTTAGACTTGCTACTTCTGCAGAGAATGCATTAAAGACTACACCTACCTATTTGGATATCACTGCTGTTGGTGTTGGAACTTCTCATTCCTTTACTTCCACAAAGCAAAACTCAAGATGTATATTGAGTATTGATAATGTTGTTCAATCACCAATAGTTGCTACTTCTGTAACTACAACTATTAGTGCTGATGTATCTGCTACCACTGATAAGATTAAACTATCAGGAATAACGTCTATCACTGGTGGAGATATGTTAAAAATTGGTGATGAGATAATGAAGGTAGATTCTGTTGGATTAGGTGCTACTAATGTTCTTCTTGTTACTAGACCTTGGATGGGAACACAATCTACCTTACATACTGATGGCACTTTGATTACTAAGGTAGAAGGAGCGTATAATATTGTAGATAGCACTGTTAACTTCTATACTGCTCCTGTTGGATTAACTCCAATATCAACAACTACCAATGAACCAGATGAAAGAGACTTTGTTGGTATAGCAACTCATTCATCCTTTAATGGAAGATCCTTTATGAGATCTGGTATCACTGGTAGTTCTGATGAACCATATGCTGGTAACTTTATATTTGATGATATTTCTGCTAACTTTACTGGACTAACAACTGAATTTACTCTCCAATCTGATGGAAGTAATGTAGCAGGTTTCTCTACAAATAATGCCCTCATATTGGTTAATCAAGTTGCTCAAAGTCCACAAAGATTAACTGGTGGTGTATCTGTGCCTGGTGATTATACTTTGATAGAGAGTGTAGGAATTACTAGTATCCAATTTACAGGATCTATTTCCTCAGTTGCATCTGATCCTAATAGTTCTAATGTACCTCTTGGTGGTGTTATTGTTTCTGTTGGATCTACTGAAGGTTTAGGATATCAACCATTAGTTGCTGCAGGTGGTACTGCTGTTGTTTCTGGATTAGGAACTATTAGTTCTATTAGTATTGGTAACAGTGGTTCTGGATATAGATCTGGTATACAGACAGTGGTTAATGTAGGTGTTCAGACATTGAGCACAGGAGCACCCAATATTGAATTTATTGGTACTGCTGCTATTAGTGGAGGCAATATTGTGAGTGTTGCCATTACTAATCCTGGCACTGGATATACTTCAACCAATCCTCCACTAGTAGTCATAGATGAACCATTATCTTATAGCAATATGCCTCTATTCTATTCCTCAAATCAATCTGGAGTGGGATCTGAAGCTAGAGCAAATATAGTTGTTGGTTTAGGTGGTAGTGTTATTGATTTTGAAATTACAAATCAAGGGTATGGTTATGGAGAAACTCAAAAACTAACTGTGGGTGTTGGTGGAGCTGTAGGTATTCCAACAGCAGGTGCTGCAGAATTTAGAGAATTTCAACTTACAGTTAATGAGACTGTGAGCGATAGTTTTGTTGGATTTACTGTTGGTGACTTCCAAGTACTAGATCCTCTTGATGATCTGTTTGATGGTAAAACAGTTTCATTTGCATTAAAATTAAATGGAACTCAGCAAACAATTCAAGCACAACCAGGTTCAAATATAGATGTTGAAGTTTTAATATTAGTCTTTCTCAATGACATTCTTCAAGTTCCTGGAGTTGGTTATGAATTTAAAGGTGGTAGTTTCCTTACCTTTAAAGAAGCACCAAAATCTGGAGATACATCTAAGATAATTTTCTATAGAGGAACTGGATCTGTAGATGTTACTAATATTGATATTTTAGAAACAGTTAAAAAAGGTGATATACTTAAAATTTATGATCAAAATATAGATTTAGAGCAAAATGAAAGAACAGTTACTAGCATAAATTCTGCAGATAGTTTGAATACAAACATATATGCTGGACCTGGTATTACTACTAATGAAACCTTTGAAAGAGCCATTACGTGGACTAAACAAACTGAGGATAAATTTATTGATGGTCAAGTGGTTGCTAAAGATAGACCTCATTATGAACCATTAATTTATCCTAACACTAATATAATTCAGTCTGTTGGTGTTGGGTCTACTGTTATATTTGTATCAAATATAAGAACTTTCTTTGATAGCACAAAGGAAAATTACACTGGACAAAATGATATTAGAATCATATCTCAAGATAGTGTGGTTGGAGCATCTGCTACTGCTTTTGTTTCTGTTGCTGGTACAGTAACTTCATTTGATATAACAAATCCAGGTGTTGGATATACCATAGCACCAACTGTTTCTATTGTTACTCCTATAGGATTAACAACTTCTCAAGGTGCTAGAGCAACTGCTACCATAAGTGGTGTTGGAACTGTCAATGCTATCACTGTTTCTTATGGAGGAACTACCACTGGATTTGCATATACTAGCACTGCTGCTCCTGCTGTTTTAATAGGAGAACCTAAGTTAATAACTTCTACTGAGACTATAAAGGATGTATCATATTCTGGTGATTTTGGAATTATATCTGGCATATCCACTACATCTGTTGGAGTGGCATCAACTGGTATAGTATTTGATTTACTACTTCCAAAAGATTCTTTATTCAGAGATGCTTCTATTGTAGGATCTGCTATAACTGTGAGTGGTATTTCAACTGGATATTACTTTACAGTATTTAATTCTAATGTAGGTTCCTCAGTAACTTCTTTATATCAAGATGGAACTGTTGTTGGTATAGGAACATCTTTCTTAGATAATGTTTATGAAGTTGCCCAAGTCTCTATTGCTCAAACTATGGGTATAGGAATTGGACTAACATATGTTGCACAAGTTACAGTTAGTGTTCAAGATTATAATGGATTGACTGGACTTGGACACAGCGAGTTCTTTGGTGAATATAGTTGGGGTAGAATTGCAACTCAACCTAGAGCAAAAGCAAGAGTATTCACTTCTTATGCTGGAAATTCTACTGGATTGAGTGGTATAACAACTTCACCTATAATTGAAAGAGTTAATCCTTTAAGATCTGTAAATTATAACACCTAAATAACTAAAAAAATACGTAAAAATGTCAGCCATTATAACTGATCAACTTAGAATATTGAATGCTGAGAATTTTGTCTCTGCAGCAACTTCTACTGTAAATTCATATTATTCTTTTGTTGGTTTACCTAATGCTACCAATTACTCATCAACTTGGGATTCAAATCCTCCTGCACCAAAGGATAGTTTTGAACAAGAAAATGATTATTGGGATACTATGATTGCGTTGAAGAAAATAACTCCTTCAGATATACGTAGAATGTGTAATAAGTATACTTGGACTTCAGGTATAACTTATGACATGTATCGTGGTGATATAAGTAGGACAAATCTGGCACAACCCTCTGGTGCTACTAGTTTGTATTCTTCAAAATATTATGTGGTCAATGAAGATTTTAAAGTTTATATTTGTCTGCAAAATGGAACAGACCCAGAAAATACTACAGGAAGACCTTCACTAGATCAACCTACATTTACAGACTTAGAACCTAAAGCAGCAGGTGATAGTGGAGATGGTTATATATGGAAATATCTTTTTACAATCAAACCAAGTGATATAGCAAAATTTGATTCTACTAACTTTATACCTGTGCCAGGTGATTGGGCCACAGGAACAGATAATTCTGCTGTAAGAGATAATGCTTCTACCAGTGGACAATTAAAGATCGCTACCATAGTTAACAGAGGATCTGGAATAGGAACTGCTAATAGAACATATACAGGAGTTCCTATAAATGGAGATGGATCTGGAGCAGAAGCAACAATTGTTATTAATAATGATGCTAAAGTAGAGTCTGTTAATATTTCAAAAGGTGGTTCTGGATATACTTATGGTACATTAGATTTAGTTGCTGGTGGAGTTCCTGTAGGAACCACATCACCAGTTTTCAATGTTATCATACCACCTCAAGGTGGTCATGGAGCAGACATCTATAAAGAATTGGGAGCAAGTAATGTTTTAGTTTATTCTAAAATTGAAAATGACACTGAAAATCCAGACTTCATAACAGGAAACCAAATAGCAAGAATAGGAATTGTAGAAAATCCTCAAGCTTTTAATTCTACTGCGCATTTAGATTTATCCAAAGCAAGTGCAGTTTATGGGTTAAAATTAATTGGTTCAGGTTATACCACTGCTACTTTTGATTTGGATAGTGAATTTACTCAAACTGTAGGAGTTGGATCTACAGCAGTTGGTAGAGTTATATCATATGATCAAGTGACTGGTGTTTTAAAATATTGGCAAGATAAGAGTTTGGTTGGATTCAACAGTGATGGATCTTTGAAAACAGATCCTAAATATGGATTTGCTCTACATAGATTTACTGCAAACCCAACAAGTGGTGGAAATGTTAATATCGCTAGTAATGAAGGAACACTAGGGATAGACACTAGTTTTGGTTCAGCAGGTAGTCCTGGTATAAGTACAGTAATAAATAATAGAACATATTACCTTGGACAGAGTTTTAATCAAGGGGTTGCAAATCCTGAAGTTGAAAAATACTCTGGAAATATAATATATGTTGATAACAGACCTTCTATCACTAGGTCTGCTAACCAAAGAGAAGATATCAAAGTCATTTTGCAATTCTAAAGAATCATGCCACAGGAAAC